GTGGTAAGTATACCACTTTTTTATGTAAAAAAGCGGGTTCCCCCGCTTAATACAGTCACTGCCACTTTATCTTTCCATATAATTTCTTTTCTTTTTTTATTCGTTCTTGTTTGTCGGTGATTTCACCTAAAGCACAATAAAAATAACCAGAACTAGGATTGGTTGGATATTTGAATTTACCCCACCATAATTTTTTCTTAGTGTCTTTGTATAATTGAACAATATCTACCCAATCGTCTTTTCCGTACAACCAAGAACCTTTTTCTACAATTTCGCCGTTGGGTTTTTTTCTAACTTTAATTGTTGTGTTCGGATAAAATCTACCTTTCCAATCCCATGTTTTTTTTACACTTTTAACTTTACCTGCACTTGTACCTCCAATTGGCTTGCCGTTAATAGCGCTTGCTATTGACTTTGTGAAAGGTTTTATATTTTCATTAATATACTTCATATCTTTATATGAAGTAATGAACCCCAATTCAACAAGTCTATAGTCTATACCAATATCATTAGCAACATTACAGTTTAATAAGTCGTTACGTTGAGTTATCCCTCTTATAGTACCAACACTTTGTTTTAGTGCTGCTTGGATGTTTTTATCCGTTATATTAGCAGGATAACCGGCTGGAATGATTGTATGTCCACCTGTAGCTTTAGGACCTGCACTATCTAAATGAAATTCAATAACAGTATCATATCCTTGAGATTTTACCCAATATAAGCCATAATCTCTGTGATTACCGACTCTTACTCCATAGGCTGTATCCTGATACATATCTTGCTTTTTTCCATATATACCAACAGTATGTCCTGCATCTTTCAAATATTTTGATACATTATCAACAATGTTTTTTCTTATAAAATCACGTTCGTTATAACCATTACCAATAGCACCAGGATCATTATACCCATGACCAGCAACGATCATCACTTTTCTTTTTTTAACTTTTTTTACAGGTTTAGGTTTAGTTGTTTTTGCTTTAATTTTACTTACTTTTGTTTCTTTAGAATACAGAGGTTCTACAAAATACATATCAGGGTGATATTCGTGGTATATTGTTTGAGCAACCTCTGGCGGATTATTTCTTGCCCCGCCATACCAATTTTGATCCAAACTATAGAAATAATTTTGAGTAGCACTTTCTATAATAGCAACATGACCACATCCGTTACCATATTCGTAAGGAAAAACAACTAAAGTACCTTTTTTAGGAATATAAGAGTTATAATTTTTTACAACATTCGCGTATCCGTTAAAATCATTAACAAAAGGTATATCTTTAGCGTACATACCACTTAAAGTATGACCTGTTACGTAGTACCAATATTGATTGGCTAAATCAAAACATTGTGCGCCATAAACACCGTCGAAATCCCACCAATAACCTTTTAACCTGTCTAAATAAGCATGCGCTTGACTTCTAGTTTTATTTGTCATTAATCATTACCTCCAATTGGTGCTTTACCATTTGTGTTTTCTGTACCTGCTTTAACTTCATGCAATTTTTGTTGTCCTTTTTGTGCTGCGTGAGAGAAATTATTGTTTTTCCACCAAGTCCACAAAGAAATTGCACCAGTAATAATAGAACTGATAGTCACTTCGTCTACCGGAATAGGTGAAATATGTTTCGTAGCTAAAAATTGGTTAACCCAAGCTAAAATAAATACGATTGTTCTTACAATTGAACCTACATCTGTTTTCATACTCATATCTCCTTTTAGATAAATTAAAAAGCCAACGCAAAACGTCGGCTGTCAATTATTCTATACATTCACTTTTTCTGGATCATATTCAATACCTGTTAACTCTAAATATTCTTCCGGTGTTACAAACCCTCTTTTTACAAATAAAGCAAATTGTTCGTTAGTGTAGTAACCCATTTTATAATATTTAACTCCGATATCATGCATTTGTTGTGCCTCCTAAAATTTGAATAGTTAAATCTGATATATCTTTTCTAACATCCATTAATTCTTCTTGAGTTTTTAACAACTCTAAAGATAGGTCAGCTATAATATCTTCTTTTTCATTGTTTTTATTTGTCGTATCTTCATTTTCGCTTTTCGGTTGTGAGTCTTCCCAATTTTCTTTAGTATTGCCAATCCATTGTTTACCATCAAAATGACAAGGAGTATATATTCCTTCTGGAGGTTCTATATCAGTCCATTGTCCTTTAGGATATTCCATTTCTCCATTGTGATTTTCAATAACTAAATATGGTGTGCCATCATAAAAATAAATTTGCTTTGTCTTCATATTCCCGCCTCCTATAAAACGACTATTCCTTCGATGTAATAAGCGCCATAAGGCATTGCTTCACTTTTAGGGTCAAATGTTATTTCTAAATCTCCACTTTGAGTTATAGTCACGTTGTAGATGATTAATTGAGATGAATTAACGCCCGCTTTTGTATATTGTTTATAATCTTTCACCTTATCCGAGATGTTTTTCGGGAGTTTCGCAAAAATCATTTCTTTACTGTTAATGGAACTTACTGCACCTTTTATAAATAGCATTTCTGTATCATTAATAGAGATTAATTTATACATTGGCTTGTTAAGTGTCCCAGCTTGTGTAATTCCGTTCACAAGAGGAAGTGTTTGCCAGCCTGTGTCAGTACCTTTAGCCTTTAACTGGTCTAATTGTTCTTGTGTGAAATCGTTATACGTGAATGGTTTACCGTCTTTTCCAGGAACACCTTGTATACCCTGTTCTCCTTTGAATGTATCAGCATTTTCTTCCATATATACTTTCAAATCGTTCTCTAACTTATCTTTGAAATCATCATCTAATAATCCTATAGCATTCTCTTTCATAACGTTTCTAACTAAATCTTGTAATGAATCTACATGTATTTCTTTTCCAATCGGTCCAGTCATTCCACTATCTGTGATAGTGAAATAAAAGTTAGCGACGTGAACACTATCCTTTTCATTAGCTAAGAATAATTTCGCGTCTACTTTCCCTGCGTGTTTAATGACATTGTCAGACACCTTATATTGAATGACGCCGTATTCAGGTAAAATGATCTCTAACGGTTCATTAGTGAATATAGAACCGTCTGAACTAAACAAATCTAAACGAGGAGTCATATCAGTTTTGTTAAAATCTAACACTTCGTTGTTATCTCTGATAGTGATTCTTATATAAGCTGATCCGTCATCTTCTGTATAAAAATTAGCGCCAATAAAACCGTTCTCAGCTGTACTAACATTTATATTAGTAGCAACATCTGTAAGTTTTTGTAACATATACACACCTCTTTCAATTATTAAAGGCTACCCACCGTCAGTGAGTAGCCTTTTATCTATATTTATCTCTGATATAATACATACCTTTTAATCCTACTTTTTTGTATAAACTGTTTATTGTTGTTGCTTGGAAATTACACCACTCAATCGCAGTAGCATATTGCATACGACCGGGGTTTTTAGGGTTCCAACGCATTCGGTACAAAGTGTTCTTACCTTGATTAAAGAATTGTTTTCTAACGAACTTAGCCCCACCTATAATACCATTACGTGGACTCGTCCAACCTTGTCTTCTAGCGTAAGCTATGGAAGCATTAGGGTTATTGTCATATGCTGCAATACCAAAGTAATTGTAAATACCATAACGTCCACTGGCAAAGTTACTACGGCCATATCCACTTTCTAAGAATGCGTGAGCAATTAAGTATATTTCATTTACGTTGTATTTCTTACAACCGTCTGCGAAAGCTTTACCTTGACCGGATAAAGTACCTTTACCTTTAAGTATCTTATTCAACTTACTTACTGGTATACCTTGATACTTACCTAAATCCAACATTTGATACCTTTGTACTGAACTATTCCATATAGTGTTAGGGTTCATATACTTACTTGTTTGTGACCTAGAAGCATTGCCCCAACCCCAACTGTAAGATTTTTGAGGCATACCATGTGCCATTTGCGCGTTCAGTGCTTGTTGGAAAGTATATTTACTTTTCTCTACAACTACACGAGGTTTATTCGAAGTTCTGTTTGTTGTTTTGCTTTTTTTGTCTGTCGGTTTGTCGTTCTGTTCAGGGTTATCGACCGAAGTTTTAGGTTTAATCTTTATGGTTGTCTTTGTAGTTGTTGTGGTAATCGTTTCTGTGAGTAATTTATCTCTTTTTAAATATAAACCTATTATTTTCTTTTCAACTTCTTTATATTTACTTTCATCAGGAATACCGTTTTTGATTAAGTCGTAATTAATTAAATCTTTCATAGAACGCCATATATTAGGGTCTGCTTTGATTGATGATTCAGATAGTTTTACCTTACTCCAACTTAGCAACCAAACGCCGTAGATTAACGCTCTGATTTGATTGAGCATGAATTGGCGTTTACTATCCGTTTGTCCTCCGCAAACTTCCATAACAAGCCAACCTGGATGTTCTGGTGCTTCTTCTGAATCAGGTCTAGGTGTCCATACACGCTCACGGTCAATATATACATGAGGGTATTCATCTTCATTCACATATTTATTACGTTGTAAATACAATTCTTCAACAGAACGCATATGTGTACTCTCTTTGATATATATACCTTTTACCTTCCCTATCAACTTTTGTCCTTCAACCATGTAATGATAAATATATTCCAAATCATCGTCTAAATCGTATGCGAATGATGTATAGGAAACTTTGGTAATCTCTTTAATTATAGGTTTTGTTTGTTCTTTTGTGTTTTTAGGAGCGTTGTCATTAGAAGGTTTGGACGGTGTACTACTTGGTTTCGATGGTTTCTTAGTTTCTGCGTGGTAGGGAGGTCTGACAAATCCGCTTATACCGTTATAACTATGTTTAATTTTCGCGCCAGGTGAGCCTGTATAACTATTTGCACCAATCCAATTTTGATCCACACTAGTAAAGTAACTTTTGGTAGATGGACCTATGACAACAGCAGTATGCCCAACACCGTTATTAAAGGAGCCCTTTCCCCAAACTGCCATGTCACCAGGTTTCGGAACAAAGTTTCTAGTGTTCCTATAGAATTTGAAGCCTTTAGGGTATCTATACCATGCCATAGCAATCGCATTTCCTGTTGTTTTAAAATGCCAATATCTATTGAAAATGTAGTTTGGTAGATCCCAACACTGGGCGCCATAATAACCATCTACATCAACTCTTCTGCCAATCATTCTTTTTGCCCATGCTGCAACTTCCGAAGCAGTAGGTTTTCTTCTTTTAGGACTAGGTAATCCCATATATCCACCTCATTTCTGGGATAATAAAAAGCCGACTAAAAAGCCGGCTTAATAATCTAATTATTTACATTTACCAAACCAGAAACATTCCCAAAAACTTGCGCCTAAAAATAATCCGAACATGGTAACTCACCTCCTTTAAACACCGAAAAACATTCTTAATACTGCTACGATTAAAGAACCAGCTATAGTGCCAACCAATCCTAAAACCCACATTTTAATGTCTTTGATGTTTTTTTGATTTTCTTTTTTGTTTTGAGATTCTAATTCTCTCTCTCTGTTGATAGAGTCCAAAGTGAAATTCATTTTTTGATTAATCAAATTTTGATTGTGTTGTCCATCTTTTATCTGTTCCAAAGAGTTGAAGATTTTTTCGTCGTTATCTTCCAATCTTTTTATACGTCTTTCGTAATCTCCTCTTTGGCTACTTTCTGTCATATAAACACCTACTTCACTTAAAATAAAAACCACAAGTTATTTAACTTGCGGTTCGTAATCTTTACCTGTAGTTTCTTTGAATTGCTCCGGAGTAATCCAACCAACTCTAACAAACTTTTTGAAAGTTTCGTCAGTGTATAATTTCTTCTTATATAAATCGATTACTACTTTGTCCATATTATGCTTCCCCCAATTTTTGATTTGCTTGTTCTTCAGTTATTAGTGCGATGTTCTGCTTCAAACTCATAACTTCTTCTTGTAAATCGACAACTAAGCTCGTTAATTTAGCTATAGCAATATCTTTGTCATCAACAGGAATTTCCACTTCGGGTAACATCTTTTCTAGCTCATCTTGGGTTTGTCCAACCCATTGTTTACCGTCATAATAGCAAGGTAAGATGATACCTTGCGGAGGTTTGTCCTCAGTCCACTTTTCATCAGGATAGACATATTCACCCTCTTCGTTTTTGTAGACTAAGACTGGTTGCCCATCTTTCCACAAATATACAATCTTCATCTCATCACTCCTAAATATATAATTCAAATTCTCCGTATGCATAATCATCATTGTTCCATTCTGTTGTTACAGAAGAGGTTAGTAAAAAGTTAATATTTCCATCTGGATAAAAAGTTAAAAAAGCTCCTGGTTTATTTAAAGGTGTTCTAGGCACTTTACTCTGAGGGTTCGTTATCAAATATTTAGGTAAGATTGCTACAGTTTGACCGTGGGTTAAACCTTTTGCATTAACTCTAACAATCACTTTCTTAACTGTATCTTGAGTTATTACTCGATAACTACTTTTAAACCCTCCGGAAGTTGTATAAGCACCTTGATCTATGGCTCCGTTCACTAGTTGTAAATCAATCCAACCAGTATCTACAATATCTGAACCGACACGTTCCCATTCACTCCAACTCTTATAAAATCTTTTTTGATAAATTACGGTTGAATTGTAAGGTTGATATTGTATTAGAACAGCATCTTCATTTCTTTTGTACTTTGTTAACCAACCATTATTATTAGTTCCACTTGGATTATTTAAAGTGAGAACAACATATCTCGTTCCTATTGGTAATGACATTAATTGATCGTTGTTATTAAAATCTATTTGTAGGTTGACATCAAAAAAATTAGTTCCGTCATCATTAGTCAGTTTGTATTTTTGCCAATTCTTCTCTGCAAACTTACTTTCTACATATTCAGGGGTAGTAAAGCCGTCTCTTTCAAGAGTTTCATTAAATGTTTGTAGTTTTTCGTCAATTGTTGTGTTAGCTTGATTAACATTTGAATTAAAAGCATCTACATTGCTATCATAAGTTTTTCGGAATGTATCTGAAGCTAAATCATAATCTGTTTTGATAGCGTCACGTTTAGCGTCTATTTGTCTTAAAGCTTCTTCTCTCTCTAAGTCAATACTTTCATTAGATGACATTAATGCGTCTGTAATCGAAACAATAGCGTCTGCTTGAGCCTTGTTTATTTTAATGAGGTATTCTTCAGCTGTTTGCTTAATAGATTCAATAAGCGTTTGTGTATCGCTTATATCTTGTTTGAGTTGTTGCACTTTCTTTTCTAATTCTGCGCGCAAGTCGTCAAACATACGAATGTAAGATACTTTGATATCACTTTCGATTTGATTGATAAGACTGTCACGTACCGTGAATTTAAAAGTACCTAATACAACAGTGTCGTCTTTTCCTACGTTATTCACATCATTGAGTGATAAATAAATTTCGCCCAATACTTCAGAATCGACAACGTTTTTCAGAAACCATTGAGGCACCGTAACACCTACTAATCCTTTCATTGGATCAATGAATTCTACGTCTAATACGCCTGATGTACTAGGTCGTTTTTCTTCTGTTCCATTCGTGGCTTTAAAGAAAGCATAACCTTTAACGTTCTTATCGCTGATTAACAAAGGTTTGTTGTCTTTTTGTACTACAAATTGAAATTTAGCAGTGTTTTTATCGAGATTATAAAAACCGATACCTCTATTAGATATCGGTTGTAAATATGGTTCTTCGTTTAAATCAAGTTTACCTACTTTTTCTAATTCCATTATTTAACACCCCACAATACTAAAGCTATTGCACAACCACGTTCTTCACTGTATTCTGATGTAATCTTCATTACTCGTCCTTTACCATTTAAGTTATCTTTAAAACCGATACCAGCACGCCCATTGATGTAATCGCCTGCTACAACATCTTTTTCAACATTAGTATAGATTTGACCGAGTAACCCAACAGTATTCCATTCAGGACGATCCGAACGAGATACATAATCTATTTCAGAGTCATACTCTGGATTCTCTACAGGTATGTCTCGCCATTCAAAATAACTCTCCCCGTTATCATCTATATTTTCGATTTGTTTACGTTCAGTAATAGTCACTCCATACTCATTCTTCAAAAATTTATCTTTGTGATGGTACGTTTTTTCATTAGCAACTAATGCTGCAGTTCCAGAGATCACACCTATCGGCACATCGCTAGGTTGAGCTTTTCTAATCTTATCGTCATCCAGTGTAACGATTGTCCCTAAATCAATAGCAAGGCCACTTTGAGACTCGAATAATTCTGCGATGTCGGCATTGTTTTGAGTAATTTTCCCTGCAAAAGTTGCGTTACCATTAAAAGAATTGAGTTCAAATTTAACATTAGAATGACTCGGATTCCCTTTTTCAGCATATCCGCCCAGAACCGTAAAACTATCTTTACTTTTAACTTTTTTACTAGCTAAAATTAATTGAGAATGTTTACCCGGAATAGTTTCAGAATTACTAGAACCAATAGCACCTGAACGCGAACCTCTTGCCTTTGATTTTACAGAACTCCCTATAAGAAAAGTCCTGTCATCATAAGCAGTCGAACCACCTGTACTTGCTATTACTGCCGATTTCCTAGCTAGGGAATTTCCACTTCCTGACGCTAATATTGCACCACCAGTAAATCTAGTAGGTGTATCGTTATAAGTCGTTTTATTAACAATAGTGTTATTTGAATAATTACTAACGCTATTACCATACATTTGCGCTTTAGTATTAACTGTCTTGATACCTGTTCCTGTACCGTTGCCTTTAATATTACAATTAGTAATTTTAGTTGTATAAACTCTACCACCATCTTGTATTCCAGCAGTATTAGATGATTGGAAGATATTAGCGTTATTAATGCTATAATTTTGACCTCTATTATCTGAACCTAAAACTCTTATATCTGCTGAACTATTATTGAAACCAGTTATATTTATGCCGTTTAAAGAAATATTTTCTGATTTGAATTGAGCAACTACAACAGGATTACCTTTGCTATAACGTCCATCTCCTTGCGCGACAAAGTTTGTTACGGATACATTTTTATATGCCGATATAGATAGGGCTCTTGAAGTCCAGCCTTTATAAGTTTCGTTAGGGAACGGAGTGATTGCCATACAATTATTTAAAGTTACGTTGTAAGCTGTAAGACTTATTGGATCATTTAAACGATGATGTCCTATGTGTCGTAATACATATGCTCGTGTATCCTCTTTTGAAATATGACCGTCAACCATTACGTTAGATGGTGCGCAAGTATTCGCATGCGCTTTGATTTCTATACCGCAATGGTTATGATAAGTTGTATTACCGTTGAGGTATACATATCTTGAACCGTCATCGACTTCAATGCCGTTGGAGTTACCATGATAAGCTTTAGGTTCATGACTGTAACAGTTTGTGATAAATACATATTTACACCAATGTGTCGTAATACCGTCATCTCCATGACCATAACTTTCGCAATTATCTATCCAAATATACTCACTTTCTAACGAGCTTGGTGGTCTGTTTCCATCGCCTTCGTCATAGTATCTATCACTCGCCATCGTAATATCTATTCCGTGTAACAAAGCGTCATACGTTTCTACATTTTTTATGAAACCACGTTTTACACCAGCAAATCTAATGTTACTTGATAAAGAACCTCCACTAGGTGTAGCGTAGTCATAATTAGCACCTCTATAATCGTGAATTTCATTAGGAAATCTCACTTCTTTATTTCCATCAAACGAAAAATCTTCTAATGAAATGTTATTAGCAGTACCACTCATTCTTAAATTAGTAATACCTATCGCCTCTCTAGGTGCATCATCAGTAAATTTAATAGTAGTGATACCTTTACCTTGTCCTACTAAACGTGAGTTATCAGGCATTTTAATACCTGTAGTCAGGTATATTCCTGCACTCATTGTAACCATTACATTCCCGTTACCAAATGCATCTTGAAATGCCTTTGTACTATCTTTTTTGCCTGTAGGATCTCCGCCGAAATCATCAACGTTAACAATACGTTGTATTTTCTTAGTTAAGTCGGCTCTTAGTTCTTCTCTAGCGTTACTTTCTCTTAAAAAGTCGTGATATAGACGTTGGTGTAATGAATCGAAACTTTGAGCATCCATCGATGTGTGACTAGCTTTTAATTCGTTATTGCCATCACCATTATGACCTAACACAAGGTGTTCAATAAGTTCATCTTGAAAATTTTCGTGATTGGATAAATCAACATCTTGTCCTTTTTTAGTTGTGTGTTTTATTTGTTTAGTGGTATGAGCATCTTTTTGTGTAGTTAAGTGTTTGTTGAAAACTATATTGCTATTATTAGCCCATGCTTTTATATCCTCGAAATTATTTTGGAGTTGTGATATAAATTTGTAACTAAAAATAGAATGAAGTTTTGTAATTAAATTGTCTAATTTCAAATTTGTTGACCTCCTTAGCCGTAAAAACCATAAAAGTTTTTAATCAATTCATACATAATAACCTCGTGTCCTTTTTCATTAGGGTGTAGTCCGTCAGGCATACTCGATTTTCTGTACGAAGGTATATTGGGTTTGTATTGTGTTGAATGATAAGCGTCATACACAGGTATATCCAGTTCGTTACAAGCGTCTATTTGAACATCTACATAATCAGCTAAAGTGTGACCTAAATCGTTCTTAGTAGTGTCTTTCCTTACGGTTTTGCCGTCTTTTATATAGCATTGTTTAGTAGGTGTCATAACAATTATTTTAGAGTTAGGGTTATTACTCTTGATTTTAGTGATAGCACTATAAAAGGCACCGTAAAACGTTTTAGTATCCGTTTTATCAGTGCCTATATTAATATCATTAATCCAATCATCATCTGTACCTTGCACAATGATTAAATCAGCTTTAATTTTAGTCGCTTGTTCATAAATACTATTATCTTTGTTTGTGCTCATTGTCGCACCACTAACAGCTAGGTTTGTTGATTTAGCTTTTATCTTCTTAGCTAACATTTGCGTAAAGTTAGTTTTAGCACCAGTACCTTTAGCTACAGAATCTCCAATAGTACCTATCGTTTTAACTTTCCTAATCTTAGACTTAGGTGTAAAGTCGTGAACAATAGTACCGTTTGCAGTTGTAACACTCTTAGCATGCGCGCTTTCTAACCTTCTTTTTATTTCATCGGTTTTCTTCTGCAAATCTTGTGCAGTCTTAGTATTTGCGTTGTTTTGAGCTTGAATCATCCTTAAGTCTTTAGCTGGATCAGATTTGTTAGACTTAATAGCTTTAACATAATTTGCAGCAGTATTTACTGCTTTCATATATCTATCTTGTAATCTGAATTCCCCAAGTACTACGTCTTGTTTTATAATCTTGTTGTTAATATCTCGTTGTGTAGTGATTTCGATAATTCTAACAAACTCATTTAAACCTATTAAATCATCAATTACATTCACAATATCCCCAACTCTAGGCACTGCTTCTTTAAAATGTTTTTG